TTAAAACGAATCACCTTATTATATGCTATATGAAAACATTAATGCTATACTTAATACCCATCTTATTAGTATCTTGTGCTACACCAAGTGATCCTGGGTGTGCATATTATCACATAGGAAGTGCATTGAATGAAGAAGGGGAATATGATATAATAGAAGTACCTGAAATGGGATGTGAAGATGAACTAGGAAAGGGATGGCCTATTGAATAACCACGCTGAATACATGAAACAGTATCATAAGGATAAACATGCTGCAGATCCTATTGCATATAAGTTAGATATAATGCTTAGAGGTGCAAGAACGAGGGCTAGAAAGAAGAAAGTTAGGTTTAATTTAGATATAAAGTATTTGAATAGTATTGTTACAGAGTACTGTCCCTACTTCCCAGATATAAAACTAGCTTATGCACCACGTAAAAGAAAAGGTATACACTTAGCTTCTCCCTCTTTAGATAGGATAATACCTAAGAGAGGATATATTAAAGGGAATGTAGAGATTATATCTATGAAAGCTAATATGATTAAATCCAATGGAACATCCAGGGATCTCTATACGATAGCAGATAGGATATATGAATTTGAGAGGGGATATAATGGAGTTCTGTCCATCTCACCTAATGAACCATTAGATGTATATCGGAAGAGGATCAGATATTATACCGCCTCCAACTTAGTTGGATACAGTTATACTCAGGTTTTCAACTTTGTCAACAACAAATTAAGGGGATGGAAGAAGTAATGAAAAACGAAAAATGCGAATTATGTGAAAAGCTGCAGACAAACTCATGTGCTAGGTGTAATAAAGAAACAAATATATCCTGGCAGATAGCAGTAAGTATGGGAGAGAAAGATGAATGATAAATATGAGATAAACCTGATAGGGGATCGCTACAGAAATAAACTTGACAAATCAAGAAAAAAAGATATATATGTTAACTTATTAGAGAAGTTTTATAGACATCTTATCAAAGGTGGTAGAGGTACTGGAATACATCTTCCTCATTCCAGAGTGTATTACGTTAGAGCAGCAATGCGAGAAGATAAAGAGTTTATTAAAAGGTTAGGTTATGTGCCTACCTTAGAGGAAGTAGAAAGAGCCCTCGATGCAGAAAGCAGAGCAGGGCGTGGAGTGTATGAGAGCAGTGACTAGTTTTTCCATTACTCACACATTGAATAGTCCCTCTATGAGTTGGCCTTACGTCTGTGGAGTTCGAGTCAGCATCCGAGATCTAGCAATTCCATTCGGAAGATAGCTAAATCGGTTGTGAGTTTTTGGATTGAGGGGTGTGTTTGTCATACCCCTCATAAACTAGATTAAGGAAATAAAGTGACAGAAGTGTTGAAGATGACAGCATGTATCGTGGGAGTATTCTTTTCGTATAGTTCCTTACACTTCTTATTACAGGGAGATCTTGTAATGTTTGTCGCTGTGTTACCACTAACAACAGCATTTGTGTGGTGGTATAGTCGATACATGAATATACGTAAGGGGATATAAATGGCACATCCAGATAGAAGTAAAAGACCACCAAGTACAAGTGTAAAAAGAACAGGCGGACCTACAGGAAGAGATGTAAAAAATTTTTTAAGTGTTCTCACTGGAGGTAAATCAAGACTAATTGAAAGAGCTTTTAGTGGAGGTTTTTCAGGATCAGGCGGATCAGGCGGAGGCGGTGGTGGCTCTTCAAATCTAACAACCACTAATAAAAAGAAAAAGATTAAGAAGAAATAACAAATGGCTAAAAAGAAAAAGGCTAAAGCACTTACTAAGAAACAAACAGAAACCTTAAAGAAACATTCTAAGCATCATAGTGCAAAACATATGACTGCAATGAGAAAAGCCATGAGAGCAGGAAGTACTTTTACTGTAGCTCATAAAAAAGCAATGAAAAAAGTAGGTAAATAAAAGGAAGTATTTTATTATAGGAGATAAAGATGAAGAAACTATTAACAGTAGCGATTATAGGTCTAACCCTAGTAGGGTGTGCTGCGTCACAAATATCATTGACTGCAACAGCACCTAAAGGCAAAGACTTAGATATCACAATCAAGACTAAAGAACAAAAAGCTGAATAGCATGGATAGAGCTAGGAATGAACGTGGTCATTATATTGCAGATGATCCAGGTACTAAAGATGTTAATGAAGCCTTTAAACCAATTAAGTATTATTTAATAGAAGAAAAGATACTTAATCTTATTCTACAAAATGTGGCACAATTACCACATGTCTTAATAGATCCAAAGACTAAGAAAGTTATACAAGAAATAGAGGAGTAATATCCATGCCAATGGTTGGAGATAAAAAGTTTTCTTATACTGATCAAGGTAAAAGAAAAGCAAAACAATATGCCACTGAAACAAGTAAGTTAATGCATGTTGGCTACCGAAAAGGAGGAGGAGCTTTAAAAGTTAATTCGCCTAAAGGTAAGAAATGTGTGTTTGGTATTAAGAAGTAATGGCTATACCTACGTTTAAATCGTCAGCAGTAGCCTTATCATCAACTAATAGGACAACGATATATACAACTCCAAGCCTATCAAGAGCAGTAGTAACCTCTATAATGATAGCAAATGTTGATGCATCAAGTGCAGCCACAATAAAACTAGAGTGGTATGATGCGTCAGCAACAACATACTTCGCACTAACTGGAGCATATAGTGTTGCAGCAAATGGTTATTTGATTATATCAGATTCCCCTATGTATTTTGATACAGGGGATTTACTAACAGCTACAGCAGGTGCAGCAGATGATTTAACAGTTACAGCTTTCGTAGAACAATATTCAACAGGATTTTAAATGGCAAAAGAATTAACAGAAAAACAAAATGCTTTCTTAAATGCTTTATTCGGTGACGCATTAGGTGATTATCGAATGGCAATGGACATTGCAGGATACGCTCCTTCAACTACAGTAAGAGATGTTACATCAGGACTACAGGAAGAGATCCTGCAAGGTTCAAGAGAGTATCTAGCAGCGAATGCTCCAAAGGCAGCGATTGCTATTACAGGCGTTATAGATGATCCAACAGAACTAGGAAATAGAGATAAACTAACAGCAGCAAAGGATGTGTTAGATAGAGTAGGTGTAGTTAAACAAGAAAGACTAGAAGTGAATACTCCTTCTGGTTTATTTATTTTACCTGCTAAAAAGGAAGATGATGATGGAGATTCAGTATAAAAGAAAACTAGGTTCAACAGTTCCATTTGGATGGGAACTTGTTGGAGAGTCCAAAGATTTATTAAAAAGTATTCCAGAGCAACAAGACTTATTAGAACAAGCGAAAGGATATACTAAAGGATCAAGTCTACGAGAAGTAGCGAAATGGTTATCAGCAAAGAGTGGGAGATCAATATCTCACGTAGCTCTTTACAAAATGTTGAAAAAAGATGAAAGCGAAAGAAATAGAAAAGCAGCTAACATCAGATGGCAGCGACTTAAAACCCAGGCAAGGGAAGAAACGCAGGAAGACCTCCAAGCGGAAGCGGAACTATACGAAAATAGTAAGGCCAAAGCTCAAGTCTCAAGCTAATATAATAGAAGCTGACGCATCTGAGAAAGATATTACAATACCTGAAGAGCATGAACAGAACGTGGTCTTCAAGCCTAATGATGGTCCACAGACAGACTTCTTGGCATCAAATGAAAAAGAAGTTCTATATGGTGGTGCAGCAGGTGGTGGTAAGTCATATGCCCTATTAGCAGATGTGTTGCGTTTTTGCAACCATCCACATCATAGTGGTTTGATACTGAGAAGAACCAATGATGAGCTAAGAGAGTTGGTATTGAAAAGTCAGGAATTATACCCACAAGTATTTCCTGGTGCTAAGTGGAGTGAACGAAAGTCATTATGGACATTTCCTTCTGGTGCACGTATTTGGATGACATATCTTGAACAAGACAAAGATGTGTTGAGGTATCAAGGACAGTCGTTTACTTGGATAGGTGTAGATGAGTTGACACAATATGCTTCACCTTATGCTTGGAACTATTTACGTTCTCGTCTTCGTACAGTAGATGCTGATCTACCAACGTATATGAGGGGAACAACAAACCCAGGTGGTCCAGGTCACTTATGGGTTAAGAAGATGTTTATTGATCCTTCGCCTTTTAACTCATCGTTTTGGGCAACGGATATAGAAAATAATGAGGTACTAAGATATCCAAAAGGTCATGCCTTAGAAGATAAGCCTCTATTTAAAAGGAGATTTATACCTGCTAAACTTACTGATAATCCCTATCTGTCTAGAACAGGTGAATACGAGGCAAACCTTTTATCTCTTCCAGAGGTACAGCGTAAGCAACTTTTGGAAGGATCTTGGGATATTGCAGAGGGTGCGGCATTTAGTGAGTTTAATAGGGATATCCACGTTGTTGAACCTTATGCGATACCCAGTTCTTGGAGAAAGTTTAGGACTTGTGATTATGGGTATTCTAGTTGGTCCGCATGTTTATGGGTAGCAGTAAGACCAGATAATAAATTAATTGTGTATAGAGAATTGTATACGAAGAAGAAAACAGCAGACGAATTGGCTGATATGATATTACAGATAGAATATGAAGCTGATGAAAAGATTTGGTATGGTATATTAGATTCATCCTGTTGGCATCAAAGAGGTCAAACAGGACCTAGTATAGCAGAAACAATGATCCTTAAAGGGTGTAGATGGAGACCTTCAGATAGATCTAAAGGAAGTAGAGTAGCAGGGAAAAATGAATTGCATAGATTATTAAGAGTAGATGAAGAAAGTAAAGAATCAGGTATTGACTTTTTTAAGAATTGTATTAAACTTATATCTGAAATTCCACAGATACCTTTAAGTAAATCTAACCCTGAAGATGTAGACACTAAAGTAGATTACGACCATGGATATGATGCATTAAGATATGGCATTATGTCTAGACCAACTCCTAGAGGGTTGTACGACTTTTCCGAAACAAGTTGGAAAAAACCTTGGAAACCTGCTGACCAAGTATTTGGATATTAAACATGGATGAAGAACAAAAATTAGAAACCGAAATAGGTTTAGACATAGACGATACAGAACAGAATACATTATCAAGTTTTGTTTTACGTAAATTTAATTCTGCTAGTGACTCTCGTTACTCACAAGAAGAAAGATGGATGACAGCGTATAGAAACTATAGAGGAGTTTATGGATCTGAAACACAATTTACTGAGCAAGAAAAAAGTCAAGTCTTTTTAAAGATTACTAAAACAAAAGTTACTGCAGCATATGGACAGATTATTGATGTACTATTTGCAGGCCAAAGATTTCCACTAGGCGTAGAGTCTACTCGTATACCTGAAGGTGTTGAAGAAGCTGTCAACTTTGATCCTAAGTTTCCTGAAAAACCTGAAGAAGAGGATACACCAAGTCTATTTCCACCTGGCTCAAAACAAGAAGAACTTGAGCTTGGTGCATTAGAAGAATTAAAAAAAGATTTAGAATTAAAAAGTGGACCAGGTCTTACACCTACATCTATAACATATTTCCCTGCAGATGAAGCAGCGAAAAGAATGGAAAAGAAAATACTAGATCAGTTAGAAGAGTCTTCTGCATCTAAACATTTACGTTCTGCTGCATTTGAAATGTCTTTATTTGGTACAGGTATATTAAAAGGACCTTTTGCTCAAGATAAAGAATATCCTAATTGGGAACAAGATGAAGAAGGTACTCCTAATTATACACCAACAATAAGAACTGTTCCAAAAATAGAGTTCGTTTCTTGTTGGGATTTCTATCCTGATCCTGCAGCAAACAATATGGATGAAACAGAATATGTGATTCAGCGACATAAATTAAACCATGCTGATATGAGGGCATTAAAAAATCGCCCTCTGTTTGATGAAGAGGCCATTGATGAATGCGTATTGATGGGCACTAACTATACCAGAAAATGGTGGGAGGATGATTTAGATGATTATGATTCGACAAATATTAACGTGGATCGCTACGAAGTGTACGAGTTTTGGGGAAATGTTGACAAGTCTTATGCCGAAGATGCAGGACTTGATATCCCTAACGAGTACGAAGATTCTGACATGGTACAAGTCAATGCTTGGGTTTGTAACGACAAAATCTTACGATTGGCGATTAATCCTTTTAATCCTATTAGGATTCCTTATTTTGCTGCTCCTTATGAGTTAAACCCTTACTCTTTCTTTGGAGTAGGACTAGCAGAAAATATGGTAGATACCCAACAATTAATGAATGGGTTTATGAGAATGGCAGTTGACAATGCTGTTCTGTCAGGTAATCTTATCTTTGAAATAGATGAGACTAACTTAGTACCAGGTCAAGATTTAGAAGTGTATCCTGGAAAGATATTTAGAAGACAAGGTGGAGCACCAGGTCAAGCATTATTTGCGACACAATATCCGAATGTGTCATCACAAAATCTAATGATGTTTGATAAAGCTAGAGTCTTGTCTGATGAGTCTACAGGCATACCTTCTTATTCCCATGGACAGACAGGTGTACAAGGAACTGGCAGAACAGCTGCAGGGATATCCATGTTAATGGGTGCTGCACAATTAGCAATAAAGTCTGTGGTGAAAAATATAGATGATTATTTATTACAACCTCTAGGGGAGTCTTTCTATAACTTCAATCAACAATTTGATTTTGATCCTGAAGTTCAAGGTGATATAGAAGTGAAAGCAAGGGGAACAGAAAGTTTGATGCGTAATGAAGTAAGAAGTCAAAGACTATTACAACTTATGCAAATTGGTTCTAATCCTGCACTAGCACCTTTTGTAAAGTTCCCAGTAATACTAAGAGAGATTGCACACTCATTTGATCTTGATGCTGAGAAATTTGTGAACGATGAGAGAGAAGCATTGCGACAGGCTAAGATATTACAAGAGTCTGGTATGATGCAAGCACCTCCTCCTCAAGCACCTGCAGGTGGTCCAACACCACCAGAAGGAGCAGGCACAGTTCCACCTACTAGTCCTGCAGGGACAGGCAATAGTCAAATAGGTCCAGGGGGAGCACCAGAACCAGGTATGCCAGGATTTGCAGGCAGACCACCAGGTGAAGGAGAGATTCAGTGAGTCCAGAAGTAGCTAGTAAATTACTAGCAGTTGTAAATAATAAAAGTAGTGTTGATGCTTTATTTGAATACGCAGAGGAAAGAATAAAGCAACATGTTAAAAATCTTATTCGTGAAACAGATCACGCTAAGATGTTAGCCATTCAAGGAAGCATACAAGAGTTACAAAGATTTGCTACCTTGAGGGATGAAGTAAATCAGAAAGCGAAAGAGGCAAAAGATGGAACAACTACAAAGCAATAATTCTACTGCAGATCAAACAAGATCCGTACTTTCTAGAGCAGGATCTAATGTAGTTCCTAGTACTAAAAAATTAGTAAATGAAACAATAGAGATGATAAAACATCCTATACAAACTGCTAAAAGTTTATATGAGTTAGGTTCAGGAATAGTCCAGTTAGCAATACCAGGTGAGCAAGGAAATGAAGATACGGCACGAGCTGTTGGGCAACATTTTGTAGACAGATATGGTAGCCTTGAAAAAGCTAAAGAAACCTTTGCCACTGATCCTGCAGGATTTGCACTAGATGTTATAGGTGTAGCAACAGGAGGTGCTGCCATAGGGGTTGGTGTTGCTAAAACAGGAGCTAAAACAGCAGGTAAACTATCAAGAAAAACAGATGATAGTGTTTCTACAGGAGCTAGAGTAGAAAAAAATACAGAACCTTCTTTACGTGATATAGCAGATGAAGCGGAATTATACGAAACGAGAACAGGTGAATATCTAGACGTTTCTAAAATAAGAAAAAATAAAGAGCCTGATCGTAGTGGTATGGGAGATTTAGGTGACAATATCCAACCTTCTGCATATGATGAAGCATTACAGGTTAGTAGTAAGTATGGAGATGATTCTATACTTAAAGATTTTGGTCCTGAAGATGTAGATGGATATTTTCAATTTATGGATGAGACTCAGTACCTCAGAAAATCTTCTGTATTAGAAGATATGACAGATGCTACTACATTTTTTGACACATTAACACAAGCAGGAGGCCCTAGAGTAAGAAGATTTGATGAAGATTTAGATTACAATCCTGCTAATGATATGACTTTTACAAAACTAAAAGAAAAAAAAGGAACTTTTTATAGGCGAGCTAATACTTTAAAAGATTCTGAAAAAGTAGTTTTATACACAGACTCAGGAAAAGGGCTAGGAGGAAAAAAGAAAAAGAGTTTAGTCTTAGTAGGAGGAAAAAAACAACCTACTAAAGAACAGATATTAGACTTTTTAGATATAGAGCCTAATACAGTAAAAGGATTTGCAGGAGAGTATGATGAAATACTTTTTTCACCAGGTCCTAGTTTTCAAGAGGGGGGATTTGCAATGCAACAAGCAACAGTACAGGGCAACAGCTCTGCAGATAATTTAAGAAATGCTAGTGTCGCTGAAACCAATAAGACTGAAAACATAAAACA